CCTTCTTCGACAATGTTTCCTAGCAACTGATAAAGAGTTGCTGATGGTTCTTTGTAAGGAAGAAATGTAATGTTGTCCCTAATTGCACCACCGGGAATATCTACATCTCTAAACTCACCCGGCATAATCGGAGTATCATCTCCTTTAATTCTAAGCCCTCTGGACTTTAGACCACCCGGCAAGTTCGATAGTGTTCCTGCATCTACTAGCTGTCTTAATAAAGAAGTAGCAGATTTTGCCAATCCACCAATTAAATGCACTAAACCAAATCCATAAAATCCAAGACCCGGTAAATATTGATAATGTGCAAAGTGTTGTCGCATCATTCGATTATTGTCTTTCTCGTACCAATTCCTACGAATTGATAAGATGCTATTGCTTGAAACATCAATGGTAACTACATAAGGCAATGCAATGCCTGTCTCGTTTCCTTCCTCATCAGTATCTTCAAAGCCTTGTAAATCTAAGTTCACCATCATTTCTAACAGCGTATAGCGATTATCAAAGTCATAAGTTGAGCTATCGCCTGTTAATTCATCGTATTTTTTACGAATATCATCTGGATCGGGCGATGGATCAGGCAAATCAATGTCTCTATAAAAACCTGATACCTGTAATTTACGCACATCATTCGCATTCTTTTTCATAATGTGTGTGGCTCGTTCTGCCATTTGAAGATCGGTTGCACCATAAGACACAATAAAATCTTCAGCAGGAACAAAGATCGCACATGGTCTATCCATGTTTGGATCATAATAAACTTTTCTAAATGCTGAACCCGCTAATGGCAAAGAAAACAGAAGTTTCTCAGTCTCAGTTCGGTATTCAGTCATTCTATCGGTCAATAAGTAGTTCATATATTCTTGAACTCTTTTTGATTGTTGTTCTTTTTCAGGAGTAACCTTACCAAATATCTTAGTATTTACTGGTCCTGAAGCTGGAAATATCTCACCGACTGCTTGACTTTGAAATCGAACCACAGCCTCTGTCAGCATTGGGTGAAAAACACCGCACGCTCCGGGCCAAGGTAGAGTTCGATCTTCAATCTTTAGTCCTAATTGATCCAAACCTTTTATATAAGTTTCTTCCCAATCGTTCCTAGAATCTCGATCACCTTGATATTGACCAATAAGCTCGGTTGCTAGTTTTTTCAAATCATCTTCGGATATTTCTTCTGCTAAATTTGCAAAAAAGTCACCGCTTGGATCAAAAGCATCTGGATTAAAATCAATAATCATTCCGCCATCTTCGGTCATCTCTGCACCATTAGGCTCAATAATATCTATTTCAACGCTTGCTTCTAGCTCTCCTTCTATTGGAGTTGCGGGTGTTATTTTTTCTATTGCCATAATTAATAATACTCTGCTTTACTTGCGTAAAAGGGTTCATCTTCTTCATCGGAGTAAAGACTGACAAAACCACCTTGTCTAAATCTTAACAAAGCCTGAGTGCTTGAGTCCACTAAATCGTCATGCTCTGCATTCGGAAAAGCCGCAAACTCTTCAATGACCTCATCTGCCCATCGGGTTTCCGGTGCCCAGACTATTCCAGTTGCAAACAAATCTGCAACCGCATTCACTCTTGCTATTTTATCGTTCCCTCTCGATGGGCTAAATTCTGATACAGGAATCCCCATTGATCTTAATTCAAAGATTAAGGGTGTTCCTGCGGCTTTCGACTCGACAATGAACGCATCTGGTTCATACTTCTGCCATGTCTTATAAGCCACTTTCTTCAGTTCTGGAAACTCCATTCGTTCTTTAAACGCATCGAGCAAAATCAAATTGGGAGCCATTCTCCCATCTTCATCGTCTGTGTAAAACACTCCCCATGTCGTGCAAGCCGAATAGTCGGCACGCTCTGTTTTAAGAAATGCGGTGTCCCAAGACTGAATTAAAAACTCACAATGCGGTGGTCGATCTTCTTCCCATCGTTTCCACCACTCTCTTTTAACCAATGCACCTTCTTCACTGGTTGGGTCTTGCTGATATTGTGCAGACCATTTTGAAACAGGAAGCTCTTCTTTAAGGGCTTCAAGTTCTTCTATCTTCCAAAAGCCGGGCCAAAGTGACTTGCCTGAAGGCAGGATTGCAGGAAACTCAATGACTCTCCATTCTTCTCCGCCACGTTTCATACTGGTTTTCAATAGGTTTCCAGTCAAATCTCGTTTGTGCCATCGGGTCATTACCACTACAATCGCACCGCCCGGTTGTAAACGCTGACGAGGACCTGAGGTGTACCATTCAAAAGTCTTATCAAATACTTTGGGATCGGCACTTGCGCCTTCCTGCTCTGAGTGTGGATCATCAATGATCAATAAATCCGCACCTTTACCTGTTACAGCACCGCCAACACCAATCGCAAAATACTCACCGCCTTTGTTGGTATTCCATCGACCCGCAGCTTTACTATCCGCTTGCAGGTTCACAGTATCAAATATCTTTTGGTAATCCTTTGAACCGACCAAGTTACGCACCTTTCTACCGAAACCCACTGAGAGTTCTGCGGTGTGTGCAGTCTGAATCACCTTTCCTTCTGGCTTGTGTCCTAGAAACCACGCAGGCAACAAATAAGACGCAAACTCACTTTTGGTATGTCTAGGGGGCATATTGATAATCAAACGCTTTAAATCGCCATTGACAACACGACCAAACTCTTCAGCCATGATCTTGTGGTGATCCCCTTCTATAAATGCGGGCCAAACCGACTTTACAAAAGTAATAAAGTCACCCTGACAATCTTCTCTAAACTTGGCTTTTTGTAATTCTTCGAGTTGTTTAAGCAACTCCAGCTTCTCATCGTAAGAAAGATTACTGATGTTCTGTATCGTTTGTGAATTAATCTGCATTAAAATCTATTTACGTTTACACCAAACGGCAAACTGCCGCCTTGATGAAAAAGGTCTAAAGGAGGTTTTTTAGTTTTTAGTTTTCCGCCTTCAACAATACCTGTGTTTAAATGTTTTAATCTTGGCTTCGCCCCTTTTTGAAACATGGACTCAATAAAATCAACAACCAATGGATCGGTTATATCATCAGATACCTTGCCTGTTGGCGAAAGAAACTTTTTATTTATATGAAGATTATCAATCATTTCAAGTGCTTCATTCAAAGTCCTTGAATCAAAATATTCCCCTGCGCTATTTACCTGACCTTTTGGTCCGATATTTATTTTAACTTCAGCATTTTTAAATCTTTTAGTTCCTGCTCCGCCTGCATATTTGCCTGTTGGAGCATGATCAGAAATTCTTATTCCTATTGTTGCAGGCTTATCAAAACCTAAACCAACATCTTTTTGTAAGTAAATATATTCAGAACCATACTTAGAAGCTGTCTCTTCTGTAACACCAGCTATCTTTGGATTTTTTTTAGCATAATTTTTAAGAACCTCAGATGAATATCCAATCTGAGATTTATTTACATCTAATTTTTTTGGAGAAATAATTTTTAACAAATCACTTGATGTGTCGTAATCTTTTCCCTGAATATTAACTTTACTCTTAAATGTTAATGGCTCTTGTCTTTTTAAGATGTGATCTGTAACCCTAGACGCTTGTGATCTTAATGCTTTACCAGCCCTTCCCATATTGGAAACCATTTTCATAGAAGCACCAATGGGCGCACCCACACCAGTCAGCAGCAATGCATCCCCTAAAGCACCCAATCCTTGCATCCCTGCTCGACCAAACTCACCTGCCTTTAGGTTCGCTAACATGCTCTGGCTGTTCTCATCAGGGTACATCCCCAATGCATCCAAGACACCAGCACCCGGCGCAAAATAGCCCGCAGTGGTTGCTAACGATTTAATTCCTTCACTCATGAAGCTCCCGCATTTGTTCTAATAAGTCCATTTCCTTACCATAGCGTTTTTGAAACTCAGCTTTGTAAGGGTGGCGGGAAACACATTCAGTGGTATTGTAGCCAGAGCGATGATGTCCCCAGCATAGTGGTATTGTCAAGAAATGCGCCCCCGCCTTCGTCCTGCCTTCGATATGGTGCGGCTCACAAGGAGTGAATACACTCATTTCATTTCGGCAGACGATACATCCGTGTTGACAGATGAAATCCATCCACTGCTTTTCTTCACTATTGGGGTTCCTTCCTTTCAATTGAACTCAAACCCAATGTAAAACAGCAGGGCAAACAATATTCTCCATACCACTTTCCAAATCACTAATACCACCTAGTATATTACCAGCTATATCTATACCAACCTCTTAACTATCTAGTATTTAACCAGTTGGTAACTTACTAGAGACGGTATATCCACTGGATTATAGTATTTAACACCTCTTCACAGTTTCTTGTCAAGGGATTTCTGCGTGAGGTGCGCTGGTCGGAGGGTTCGATGCCCCTTTTTTAGTAAAATGCCCTTAGAAACAAGCTCATTGACCAAAGAATGCACCCATCCCACGCTTTTTACACCCAAATTCTCCGCAATTTCCTTGTATGTAGGCGCACAGTAGCGTTCAAGCCAGTAATCCTCCACAAACTCCAGTAAATCCGCCTGTTTTTTTGTTAAATTTTTTTCCACACTAGGATTCCTTGAGCTAATTCCTGATAAATAAAGGTAAATGATACCAGAATGGTAGATCAAAGAAAAGAAGAAGGGGGGGGTCATAAAAATTGGGAATCCAGTGAGTGAATTACTGTTCGGGGTTGTTCGGCTCCATTATTTTTAAAAAGGGGGGGTGTAGGGTAGGGGTGTATATGGGATATTAGTTAGTCTTTGGGGGTGGGTCTTTGGTGCGGAGATATGTGGATGGGATTCTAGTTAGTCATCATTGCCAATGACTAGCTTTAGTTTGTCTCTGATCTCTGACTCTAGTTCAGCAGTGGTCTTATTGTGGTTGACTGTGACATTTACTTTGGACTCTGGATTAAATATATCTATCTCTCTGTGCTTGCCTAAGAGTTCGAGTGCCTTCAGTCTACTGCTTGGGTTATCTCCCTTTGTTTCTTCTACCAGTCGCTCCACAATGTAGCGAGAGAGAGAGTGTGCTGTAGTTTGTAAATTGGCTTCTTTCTTAGCGGTTAGTGTCTGCACCCTTGAGGATACCTTGGGGTTGTTTAGCAGTTCATGTGCTGATCTGTGGACACTACTATCTTTTGTACCTTGCTTGACATTGTATATCTTTCTGTATGCATCTGATGCTGAATTGCCTTTGATGTATTCTTGACAAAATAGTTCTTGCTTACTGGTTAGAGTAGGGATTGATTTCAGTTTAGGTCGATCAGTCATAGACTGATTATATGATGCTCATCACCCCCCGATCAAGATTACAAAATGCTACCTCTATGCAGTCCTAATATTGACCAGTCATTATTTACTTTCTGATCTATGGATGAGTGATATCAATTAGATATATTAATGCTTGTATGAATATACCCATTTGATATAATTTACTTACTTGATATCGGTTAGGTTTAAGTCAATTCCTAGACACCTAGCGTCTGATCAGAAGGATGATAAGGACGAGTCCTAAAGGTTGAAACACCAACGAAGTGAAAGTCCTCTAGCAGATAGAAATGTTAGACCAATTTGGAGTGTGGTTCGATTCAGGCTGATAACCACATGGCAGAGAGGAGAAAGCGAGTTTGTAGATTTGTCGCTACTATCAATTTAAATCTAGGGCTGAAACAAATGCCAACAGCAAGGGATGGGAATCCTAAAGTGTGAGTCTCTAAAGGGGGTTCATTTATGCAAGATATCAATCTGATTAAGTTAGGGATGGTTGATCAAATACTTCATAGATGTAAGCCAAGATGAAAATCGTAATGAGCATCAGCGTGGTCTATATGAATAGTCCAAAGAATTTATTTATAACTGGCGAGAGTGGGGTTTCTCCCCTCGCTCTCGCAATACAGTTTAGTTCGCCTTAATCATATTCATAACGAGTGTGATTAATGGGAATTAACCCAAGTCAATATGGAGAATCAAATGACTATAAAACTGAATGATGAAGAATTAACTTTGTTAGAAACAATCACTAGAGAAAGCCTAAATGCTTTTATAAGTGAAAGCAGTAAAGCAACAGGATCAGAGTATCTTGCAAGATGTGTAGATCAAATTAAGGTTTATAAATCATTGCATGACAAGGCTCAAGGATTGTGCCTTGAGCGTGGTTCTGAATAACCTTAAACCAACTGATGAGACTCAGCGAGAATCTGAGCGAAACTGGATAAGCAATTATCCAGTCTTGGTAATTAAGCCAACTCAAATATGGAGAATCAATATGAGTGAAGTAAATGTATTTATGGATGAGCAAATCGAAAAAGCCACACATTACATCGAAGAAGAAATAGGTCGCTACCGAGCATATAGCATGTTTGTCGGTATTGATGTCCGAGAAAGATATCAATGGAGACTTGAGTTCAGTTCCGATGATCCACAATCAGCACATAACTGGGTTGATGTATTTATGGATGAGGAAATCGAAAAAGCCACACAGGAAAAAAGAGCATTAAACAGAGTG